GTTAATTATATTATAATTAAATACAACCAAAATGGTATTTCAGTCAAAGCAATTATCTTGCTAGATTCGTAAATTGTGAACGTATATCTGGATTTTGATGTCAATATTTAATATAATATATTAACATTTTTATATAATATTTTTATGTATTATAGTTGAATAAAATAAAATGGTATTAGTAAATTTATTCCTCGATCCCTTCCCTTTTTAATGAATTAGATCTGTTTTGAAATATAGTGTGTTGTTAAATGTTTTTAATATATTTGTCGTATTGGTGCCATTGGGGCACATGATCGAATGTCTTGTAATTCCACTCCAGTATATTTCTTCCTGTAGTGTTTCTTACGTCGTTGTCTTATTATATGAATAACATAAATGAATATTGCTATTAAAGTTATTGCTACTAAAAATGCAGTATCTAGTGAAGGATATTTTAATTTTGATTTTGATTTTACACCTGTAGAGTTCTCTTCCTTCTTTGAGAAACTAAGGTTGTCGATTAGTGCGAACATATGATCGAATACCATTATGTAAAAACTGTTGCGACCACATTTAATGTGTACTGAGGTAATGAAGTCAAGAATCCTAATCGAAAATCCTTTGCTGCTGATCTGAAAAATCGCACATTTGTTGCGGTGTATGGCCTCAATAGTAAATGTTTTCTATTATTGCCTGTATTGAAGCCTTCTGTTGTTATTGTCGTTCTGTTAATGTTAAATGGCTGAAGATATGGAATAGTCACATGTGGGATACATTCTTCTGAATAAATTGGTTGAACACGTGATGATGAACTAAAAGAATTTGGTGCTGCAATAGTGACAATGCCACTAGGTGAGCCTAAAGATGCTCCTGTAAAATTATTTCTTGAATTAATTAACATCATTTCTCCAAATGGTGTTTGATCAACACCTCTTTTTCCCATTGATATTACCATTCCACCTTTGAAGAAGGCAAATGCTGAAAATAAAAAATCTATATGATCATTGTATTGTCCTGCTTCTACTGAAGATTGGCTACTTGTTGTTCTGAAAATAAATGGTGAAAGTAAAAATGCTTGCAATGCTGTATTTGAAAATGAATTTGAAAAAACTGTCGCTGCTGATGCTAATTGTTTTAAATTTGTAATTCGCTCTCCAAGTGACTGTGAAATTGTTGAATTTGGACTTGGCATCCTACCAATTGTTTGTGAAGATTCTCCTCTTTCAATAATTGTTGATTTTGATTTATCTTTGTTCTGTTCAAAACTTTCTCCTTCAATTCCCTTCATTTGTGTTTGAGGAAGCAAGTATAGCCAAGCTTCAGCTTCTGATAAGATGACATCTGATGCATGGAAATCAATATACAAATAAACTGTTGGTGCTACTTGTGCTGATGCAATAAGTGGCACTTCCACAATAATGTAGAACATTCCATAAGAACATTCATGTGTAAACTGATTTGCTGTGTAATTTGCTAAACTTGCTACTCCCGATGCATTTCTTGGTGAAGGTACATTCTTCATATTCGTCGTTGCCATAGGTTCTACCACATGCTCGCCCATCATATTATCTGCTCCAAATTTATGTATTTGACCTTTTATTGCATTTACGTCATCTGTCGTCATAACTTGTCCAACTGTGTACTTTCCGACATCTTCCGGAACAAAAACTGATCTCAATTGATATGAATGTAATTGATTATGTGTTCCACAAATTTTAAAATTTAGTTTTGCTGACCATTCCTGTGCCAAAGATGCTACAAATGTTTGATGAGAAATTGACATTGTTGTTACTGCTGGTGTTCCTGCTGTTGTACCAATAAAATCTGTAATAGTACAAGGTCGTGCATATAATACTGTATGTACTGCATCTGATGTTGCTAGTGGAAACACTCCAATGATGTTCTCACTATTCATAATTTTCTCAACTTCCATTTCATCAATACTTGATCCAAATTGGCCATCTGCTGTTTCAACACATTGCTGTTTGTTGATTGTCAAATTATGCATTGGGACCTCTGCTTTGTCATTCAATAATCCCATTCCTGGCTGCCATTTCACTGCTGTTATTGGTGCTTCTGATGGACTATGTGTTGGTGCCATCGTTGATAATTTCTGAATAATATTTCTCAATGAATTCATTTGCATTCTTGGATAAATTTGCGAAACTTGAATTGTTGGTTTCGCTTCCATTCTTTCAATCAATTGTTCAAGTCTTTCTTTTTCTACTTTAAGATCTGCTACGCGAGCTGGTTGATCAATAAAAGTAGGATATTCCACTCGTAGTGACTCTTTTTGACAGAAAATCTGAATTTTGATTCGAAAAGAATCAATTTGTGATGGTGTTACTCTTGAAATTCTAAAAGTTCCAAGACCTCCTGTCGTTGTTGCTAAGTTTCTTGCCAAAAATGCATCCACCCAAGGTGCTGTTATGTCCACTTGACCTCCTGTTGATAATGGCACCACCTGTCTAATTGATTGTGATTGTTGAAGAAGAGTTGTTGCTCGTTGTGTGCCTAATGGTGGAATATATTGTGGCATAATTGCACCTGAGCATGTTCGCGCTGACGTAATTAAAGTTCTAATTACTATGTTAGTTCTAATTGCGGCAAATTTTGATAATTTTGCTCTTACATTCGTTTGACTTAATAAAGTAGTTAAAGGATCAAAAGTGTATAATATATCGCCTGGCAGTCCACCTGTTGGTACTGTTATTGTTGTTACATTATATACTCTGCTTATAATATCTCTCACTGCATGATCTCTAATTTCTTCAAATTGATAAAATTTCTCTTCTGATAAACTTTTCTGTGCTGGAATCTTCTCCTCAAGGAAGGTCGTTTCTTTGTCGTATGTTACAATTTGTTGATTTGTAACTTCGTTTGATTGATTTTCATTATTTTGTTCTGTTGCTGACCATTGTTTCATTTCAAGACGCGGCCAAAGGTCTTGAATTTCGTTGAGCTTGTTATCGTCTTGCTCTAAGTAAATACTTTGACGTAGCTTATGATCAGTGAATACACTGAAATCATCGGAGAAATAAAATAAATTATCGCCATTCCTTGTCATATTTCGCAAATCACTTTGCGAAAACCTACATTCTGGTGGTAATATTAGTCCATGCCTCTCAGCTGAAGTAAGAATTAATTGTCTGTATTTTTCAAATATTTCTTGCGTATGTAGACTTAATTCTCGAATTGCCACACGCATATTGACTATAGTTTGTGCCCGTTTTTCCTCTCGTTTCCGTGTGTCTACTTTATCCCAATTTAAACATTCAAGTATAGAAGGTAATTCTAAAGGTGCTATCCATCCATGTAATCTATCTAGTGAAAATGATCTTTTTAAGATAGACACTTCTGAAATATGCTTATATTCTAATTCCTTCCCATCTTTTGCATCATTGGTGTAAGTATGGCCAAGTGTCTTCATTGTTTCTGTTATTTCTATTGGTGCTATTAATTTTCTTAATTTTGGCGAAAAAGACATAAGGTTATCATCACCATAAGTTACTACTCTAAAATGTTCTGTTAAATTTACTCGGACTTCAAAAGCTTCAGATGTTCCAACTTTAAGTAAAATTTTTGAAATTACTAAATATAAAAGTGATGTATTATACATTGTATTAACGAAAGTTGTTGCTGGATTTCCTGATGGCTGCCCGGAAGCTATATGAGCTACTGCACTTCCAAAAATTTGACGTGAATCTGTTATTTCGAGCCAAAGAGCTCGTGTTATTTCACTTTCCCTACCATAAAATTGTTCAATTATATAATATACTTCCCATAATAAACATGACATTAATGTTCCGTCAAAATTTCTAAAATCACCTGCTATAAATGCACACTCTGAAGGATGTGTCACCTCAAGTAAATATTTGACGAGAACATCCACATCTGAACTTAACATATTAATTCCAATAAGTGATGTATTAAAAATTCTTCGTTCCATAGTGGCTGCGAAGAAATCAATATAATATTCTCTAAATAATATTGTATATTGCACTGGTCCTGCTGCAAAGATTCGTGCTAAAAGCTTATCCAATTTTCGTAGTTCATCTTTCATCGTTACTGTAAAATAAATTTCTGGTCGTTTATTTGCATTTATATTTATAAGAATTTCATCTAAAAGTTGCTTTAATCTAGGGTGATCATATATGAATACATCATCTTTTCCCAAATATTCATGTTTTCCTACTTGTTTCGTTTCTGAAGCTAATGGATATCCTGCGCTTGAATTTCGATTTATCGCTTGAATATACTGATTTCCTTCAATTCCACGTATCGCCACTTCTCTTGACATTTGAACCACAGGTCTAACTGGCTTAAAATGATGATACATATATGCTCGACAAACCGCACTATCTTCTTCTGTCATATAATAACTAGGATTTAAATATTTCTTAATAGATATAACTGCGCCATGTTCTTCGTTTTTCCCATATTTCAATTTTGCTGGTGCTTTCTTTGTTTCTGTAATTTCTCCATAACAAATTGACTTTCTTATTTTCGTTTCTGATGGCATAAATAGTGGTCTACTTATAACATCTATTATAGGAAAATCATTTGGTAAAATTGTTACTGCTCTTCCTGGTCTATACATCATTTGACAATATGGTTTTATTGCTTTAATCATTTCGCATGTTACTAACTGTCCAAATGAATCATCCGTCATACAATATCCTGCCATATGAATTCCAATAACCTTTCCTGCTTCATTTGATGAATTTGAAATCAATACACTTCCACATGATCCTGGTAAAGTCTGTGCGTCATATGAAACAGTTTTCCACGTATATAATAATTCACCATTTGGATCTGTTGCGGGTAGAGGTGCCTTATTTATAGATTTAATCGTCAAACGTTGTTTTTCTGCTGTCAGTAACCATTCTGCATTCTTTGCAACAGTATCAATTCCTTTAATCTTTTCAAATTCTATAGCCTCACATAGTGAAACCATAACAATATTTTGATGCAAGATCTTGTCCATATCTTCCATTTTAATGAAATTATATTCCATAGATGTTCTCATTGTTAAATCAATATGACTTTTAACTGCGTCTGGAAATTTAATTGCTATTAGGTCATAATATAAGCTTTCTTTTTCATCTTCATGTGCAAAAGACATGACCGACAATGCTGAAGTTGGAATCCTAATATATTCTTTAAAAGGATTAAATAATGATACCATTGCTGTTTTATATTCCTCATTACTTATTGCAAAGAAATGACGATTCGTTATTAATACTCTATCATTAATAAATGTACCTCTTAATACACCATAATTCCACTGTCCTTGTCGTTTATATTCTAAAACCATAACATACATGTTTTGCAAAACCATTTTCTCTGTTCTATATGCTAATGGACATGCTCCCTGTGATTCTGATGAATTTACATACTCCTTAACATCTATTTTTGTAACATCTGTATTAGTTCTACTTTCTGATTTAAAAATTGGAACAACAACAACAGGTGTTTCTGATGGCATCTTATCTTTAGCTTTAACTGATTTTGGTTGACCGTCATTATATTTCTCTGTATCAATTTCTTCTGCTCCAAGTTTCTCAATCTCATTTTCAAGTTCTTTCTTTTTCGTCTCTAAAACCTCAATTTTGGTTAAATTAACGCTCTGTTTCTTTGCTTTCTTCTTTGTTTTTGGATAATACCTTTGATACAATTTATAAGCTGCGAAAGATGTTAGTAAAAATGCCGATGTTGCTAAAACTAATCTCCTATTTTGTTTATCTTCAGGCGTTCTTCCAAAGAAAAAGTTATTCAAATTTTCTGCCCAAGAATCCGGCAAATATGGAAAAATAAAACTAATCATAAATACATTAAACCAAGTTCTTCTTGGTGGTCTAAAATAATCAAATTCCACATCTGGAATTATACTTCTTGTGAAAAATGATTGTGTTTCTGCCATTTCCAACTTTGCTTTAGATGTACTTGGTTGTGGTGAAATTTGCGAAGTACTCGGCTTAGGTTTTATAACGGGTTCCATTTCAATAACTATTTCATCTGCCCCAAATAGCGGTTCTAATTTCTTTCCCATTGCTTGTCGAAATTGCGATGTGTATTTCTGAATTCGTCCTGGTCTCATTGCATTTTGCACAATATCTGCAACATATGCAGGTGCAGTTTCATCTGGTGTTTTACGCATGCGATCTCTTGTGTCTCTTGCTCTAGTCTTATAAACTACAGTTTCTTCCTTAAATCGTTTATGAACATCTCTCAATTCATTCCTAAGCATTGCTATTACTTCTATATATGAGTAGACATTTCCTCCACTATGAAATTCATAAATGTGTTCATTTGGCGATGTTAAATTCAATTGTGACACGTCTACCATTCTTGTTCCTTTATGTAATTTTGAAAATTCTTCCTTCAAAACCATTTTAAATGAGAAATCAATTCGACGATGATATGCTTCTGGGCATTGTAAATATGAAAGATCAGGTGTTTGTTTGTTATCTGTTGCTATTATAAGTGCTGACTTAAATAGTGCTTGTGCTTTCATTTCTAACTCTGCAACAGGCAACATATGATCGTGTTCATTATTCAAATGAATCATAGCTTGTGGAAATGGTGTTCCATGTTGCAAATATTTTGCGTCTACTTGATTTGCATCATCGCAGACATAAATCTTTGCTCGTGACGAAATAAAATTCTGTTCATATTGAACTCCAACTGGTCTATAATACACGAATTGATCATAGCTATCAAGTGCTTCATCCATATCCTTATCTGTATAACCTTCAAGACTTAAAATTGTTGATATTGTATCTGCTGAAACTAAATTAATAATACGTGATTTCCCAATACCAGCATCGCCCCAAATATGGAACACAACTGGTCTCTTCCTTCTACCACAACCTGCAACTGGTGAACGTTGTGCTATTGTATACATGTTATTAATATAACCTTTCACAACTAAAAATTTTTGATAATATTCTGATCGTGAATCGATCATTGATGCTAATTCAATAATTTCCATTCTTAATTTACAAATTTCTAAAAATGTTGGTTCATCTGTCGTTAAAAGTAAAATTCCTTGTTTAGTACTCAATTCTTCCACCTTTTTCTGCATTCTTTTAAGTGTTTTAGGTATGATATCATCCAAATTTTCAACTCCTTGAACATAATTACACACTCTCTTGACAACCTCTTCCAATAAACCAACACCCTTAGAAGCAAGGGGTAGATCTTTACAAGAGTTCACCAACAC